CTACGCTCAGTCATATTGACATTTTTTGTTTTACGTATTACATCATCAGTTGCCTGTGATTGCCCTTGTTCGTAAAAGAACTTAGCAAACTTTTCAGGATTCATTGCAATAGCTAAAGCACGATGATATCCTTCTGCATCTTTCATAAAACCCTGTGAATCCATATATTTATTTATAAAATTTAAAGGACTTTCTTGAGCTTTTTTAAGTTCAGAAGCACTACCTGGGGTATACACTAACTCATTTTCTCCCACGTTGAATTTAAAACCTTTAAATTCGGAGCTGAATACTTCGTCACTTTTTTTAACGAACCATTCTCTTTTCTGAGTTGCTTCTTCTTGATGTGTTTTAGCTGACTCTAAATATTGCCTATATTCTATTAGTTCATCGTTATTTACAGAGGCAGAACTTTCCCTTGACTCAAGGGGCTGTTTGTATTGTTCCTGTTGTTGACGTAAAAACTTTTTAGCTTTAGCAATCTCTTTTTTCTTTGCTAGTTTTATTTTTTTAATTTCAGTTGGTTCATGAACATCTTCGTCATAAACAAAATCTTCCATCAATAAATCTATATCTTCAGAATCTAAACCTTCTTCTGTTATAGAATAATACTCACGTAGCAAAGAGTCTGGACCTAAATCAGAATAATCTTTTTGCAATTTTGCAAAATCATTAAAACCACGTCCAGTTTCTTTTTTATACTTTAGGTAAGCAGCAACGTCTTCAGGAAGCGGTTCGCTTTCCTCACGCTTGCTAACCAACTCATCAATTGAATTGATTTCCTTACCATATCTTTTTCCAATATATGAAAGAACTTCGTTTTCATCTAACTCTTTTGGAGCTAAAGTTTCTTGCTCTTCAGAAGATTCAACTTCATTTAAATTGTCTTCTGTTATATTATCCTGCTCTACAGTTTCTTCTTGTGTTTCTGTAGAATCGACTTGCGCAGTTTCTTCCTGCTGTTTCTCCTCATGCTTATCAAGGAGTTCTTGTTCTATTTGTTGAGACGACTTTTCTTCAGCCGTTACTTCTCTTACTTTAATATCCATTTGATTTAATTTAATTTAATTGCAAAGTTACATAAAATTTAAACACTATCTTGGCTCAAATTCTGCTAGGTCAAACCCATCCAAGGAGTCTTCGTTAGACTCAAAATTCTTAGGGGGTAAATTATTTTTACGTTGATTTATAAGCTCGGATTGTTCAGTGCTTTGTTGACTTATTCTGTCGCTTTTGGCTTTTTCTTTCGCACTCTCTCTCATACCTAATTGCTCTTGTGTCATACCCTGAAGCTGCATACTATATTGAAACTCTTTCTGCATTAACTGAGCTTTTAATTCCGCTTCAGCTGCTTGTTTTTGAATTTCAAATTGTATATCTGCTTGTCTATACTTAATCTTAGCTTCCATTTCCATTTGAACTTTTTGAGCATCCATTTGAGCTTTCATTTGTTGAGACTGAAGTTGTTGCTGATTTATCATCGCTTGTTTCTTCATGTCTCTTTGCTCATCTTGCTCTTGCTTGGCTTTACGTTTTACTTTAAGCAATTGGTTTGCAAGTTTAAGATTTTTAATTTCACGTATATCAATAGCATCTTCAAGATTAATGTCATTTTTAGATAATGCCATTTGAATATTTTGCTCAAGCATAGCTTTCTGTTCTTCATCTGGAGACAATTCAATAAAGACTCCAAAGTCATATATATATAAATCAGATATCTCTCCAAGTATACCAACATTGTATTTTCCTATTTTATTTATAAAGTCTTCTTTAAAATCAGAATATTCTAAAATATCCGCTACCCTGTAAGTTAAAGCCTCAGCCAACGTTCTATATATGTAAAGACTTCCATCTAATATATGACGAGTAGCGGTATTAGAACTTAATGAAGCTAACTTTTGAACACCTACTAAAGCGTCAGAGTTAGCAATAGTACCATCTCTCGCTTCATTTAAGCCTGTTACAGCACGTATCATGTCTAAGTAGTGGTTAAGGTTAGCAATAAGCATTTGTGTCTTAGATGCTCCTGAATTGCTTGTAAGTTGCTGTATAGGAATTTTACCTTGATTGTAATCTCCTTCTTGCGTATAACTCCTACCAATTACAGAACCTGTTTGGAAATAAAGCCTTAATGCATCTTCTGGATTATATGCCGCTCCTGTCCCTAAATCAACTTCGTTTAAACCATCTGCGTCTATATATACTCCATCAGGAACTGTCCTAGCTATGACCTGTTGTAATTTCAAATGAGTCATCTGAATCAAATCAGCATACGGAATCATTCTTCTAACTAAAGACTCAATAACTCCTTTATACATTCTAGGTGCTGAAGCCACATAATTAGGTATTGCATGTTGAGATGAAGACTTAGGTCTTACCATGTTTTTAGCAAGCTCCCATTTTAAAACAATGTTTGTTCCCATAACCATAACTCCATCATACCACACGTCAATAGTTTTTTCTACTTTCTCAAAATTATTTTCCTCCATCATGTCTACTGGAGGATTAAAAGTGTCTTCCTTTTCAATCATTTTAATATTACCATTGTCATTAACTTTTTTCTTATAAACCATCTTTTTTGTGGTTTTATAATTAAAATACATTAATGTACAAGTGTCACGATAAAATATATCGTTCTCATAAAATTGAGCAACATTAAAATAATCATACCAGCTTTGACTGTATTTTGATATTTTTTCTAAATCATCATTTGTAAGCGTAGGGTCAATTTTCATTAACTCCGCAATAGGAACAGTTTTAATTTCTCCCCAATAAAAACAATCTTTAAAGTGAGGGTCTTCAGTATAACTGTATACCACATTTGCTGGGTCAACATACGAAACCTGTACTCCGCTTCCTTGAAGAAACTCGTGTTTTGCTACAGCCATACCCGTCACCATCATATCGTAATCTAAACGCTTACGAATGTCGTCATAATGATTCTCGGCAAACATTGTATCAATCGCCTCTTCTTCAGCAATCTCTATGGCTGGTTTATAATTTAAATTCATATACAGTGACAACTCTTCGTCACTCGCTGGCAAATCATCTGGATTCATAGTAAAAGGATTGAAACCAGTTCCATCCTGTATAATTGTTAAAGCTTCTTTAGCATCCATTTGCCCTTGAATCATTTTCTGAAACTTACTTCTTTTTTCTTGTGAAATAGCATCTTGAGCGTAAGCTTTTACTTTGAAAAGTCTGTCAGACATACCATTAACCACTATATCTACAAACTTTGGAATAATAGGGACTGGAGTCCAATCTAAATTAAGGTAAGATAAATCACCATCAACGGCTAATTCGTTTTTATATTTTGCTACCGACTGTTCGCCTCTTGCGTAAAGGCGTAACCTGTTAAAGTCCCTCCACTGACTATAGTATCTACATCCGTTAGAATCTTTACGAAACCACTCATATTGAATAGCCTGCCCTATTTGTAAACCAAACTCATCGGTTGCTTTCTCAGCATCAGATACAAACTGACTAGGGAATCCTACAGATGAAATGTTTATGTTTACCTCTTTCATCTAATTAATTCACTTAATGTTCCTTTATTATTATATGTTGCAAAGTTAAGACTTATTTTTGATTGTTTTTTCTCAGGCAAATAAACATGCTTTTGATTTGCCATAATTGCAAGCCCTGAACTAATACTAGCATCGAACTTAGTTCTAGCGCTAATATCAAATCTAGCCCAGTCTTCTAAAGTCCTTAAAAAATACATACTTCCCATCTCATCACCAGCTCGATGATGTCCATCTAAATCTATACCTACGTGCTTTTCAATATATGATTCTATAGCTGCTGCGTGTGATTGCTTTACATCCTCAGAGGTGTTAGGTATACCTCCAAGTTCTTTTTCTGTTTTGGAAAGTTTATTATAATGCTTATCAGGTCTATTCATACTAAACCCTCTATAACCTCTGTTTTTAAAATGATACAACAATCTTGGTTTATTATTCTCTACAAGTATAGGCATTCCATAAAACACACAAGCCATCAACACTTCTTCAAAAAATATCTCTGCTGTTTGTGGCCTAGCCACATATTCTAAGAAAAACTCATTGCTTGGAGCTTCATCCATATTATATTTAGTCAAACCATGCAGAGCTCCATTAGAACCACCACCACCAACTGTTCCAGATATATCATACGAGTCACAGCCAAATGCTCCTATGTGTTCGTTTACTGGAAAATATACTCCATGTTTTTTAACCTTTCTATTATTCAAACCTCTTTTAGGAGTCCACGACACCTTAAATCTTCCCCTAGAATCTGGAGTCCATATCACCTCTGAATCTTTTATACCA